CCCCATGGATGGTCTCGGTGGTGTCTACCCCAGTGCCGTCACATTATTCATTACAAATACAAGAGTCTGCACTGGTTACTCTTATGTGTCTATTATATCATACTTCTCACCAAATTAAAAGGGGAAAAAACGTCAAGCAGTTAATGTCTAGTCCATCATCATGGGATTCTCACCCACTTGGAGGACGCCAGAAGACGTTTTCCCAAACAACATAGGTAGTATATCAAAAAATGAGGGGCTTTGTCAACCCTTTTATACCACCTGATACTCTTTATTCCACTGTCCTACGTTCACATCCACATAATATGCAGTGTCAAAGTAGTCAATCATCGCATCAGTGTTATCATACCACACATCTGCAGGTTTCATAGCACTAAACAACTCAACAAGAAAGTCCTTTGCCACACCACTGAAGTGTTCATGATACCAATAGGGGTTAATCTGATAATGATAACCACCATCAGAGTTAGAATCTTTTTTAAAGTCTATAGAACCACTCTTCAGGTTAACCACTAGAGTAGAATGGTTATTCACTGCAATAGACCCCTTCATACCGTACTTCTTCAGTACTTCTTTAATAGAAGGAGAGAGTTTCTTTTTAAGTTCTTGTGATACGTATGCCATGTTAGATAACCTCTGCAATAGTAAGTAATAGAAAGACTGATACCATAGGGACGATAAAGTCACCATCTAAAAGTCCGTGTTCTTGTATAAATCTCATCATGTAGCCATTATATAAAAAAGTGAGGGGCATTGTCAACACTCAGAGACACACAGGTTTGACTCTGAATCTCTCTGAGATGCTGTGTGCGTGTGGGTGCGTGTGGAGAAACCTCTGAGACCTACCACAAAATCTCCGCCGTGTCAACCCCTTGACTCCACGTTAAAAATCGTGTTTGTCTCCCCAAACAGCACCACCAAAACCCAAAATAATCCACTTTCTCCCACTCCCCTATATTTCGATTATTATTACACACTTTGACACACTTCTACACACAATATATTCCCTTGCACCATAATCGCCTACAAATTATATTCAAAACCCCCTATACATAAGGGTTTCAGAGTGGTATAATAGTTTTAAGTAACCGAGAAACGTAGATATATCCAAGGTGGAATAGTTACACGTCTCTCAAAAACAATAGGAGTAACCTATGAACTTTGAAATAAGTCAGACCTTAGATGGTCACATACAGACCTATGATACACCTCCATCAGCAGGTAAATCAGGTCAGAAAACAGGTGCAGAGTTTGAAAAAGAAGTCTTTGATTTCCTCACCTACAATGATATAAGTGTCCCTACACATTACCGTGATAATAAACGAATTGTTACACGTCCTGTCTACACTAATTATGTGGGCGCAAGAGGTAAAAAGGGTGATATGACTGCAATCATTAATGGTAAACAGTATCATGTTGAGTGTAAAAGACTTAACACTTGTGAGAGTCATATAGAGAAACTTGCATATATCGACTTAAACCTGAGACATAATTGTTATAAATCGCAGCTCGTGTTAGTGTATTCTATAGGGTTGGTACCTGATAATAAGTACAATGAAGTGCAAAACATGATGAATTCGATACGTGATGCAGGTGGGTTGGTGTTTGAATATAATGAATTTAGGAGTTGGATATATGAGTCCAAAAACAAGAAAGATACATCAAGAGACTATTACAACAGTCTTTACAGGATTACTGATTAATTACCCTTTGAATCTATTGGGTTTGTATATTTGTATTGACCTATTGGGGTGGTCTGATACGTTTTTAATAGGTACTACGATTACCCTATGGATGACACTTGTTGCATACACTAGAGTGTTTCTGATTCGCCGTCACTTTTACAATAAAGCACATATCGATTCTGATAACTAACCGTCTTTTGATACATGGGTTTCTTTACGTATACGTCTAGTGCCATGGAGACACGTGGTTGTTGATATTGATTGGTTTTGACTTCGTGTTCGAGTCTATGTCCGACTATGGTGAGTTTCCCTACCTCGTTTGGTGTATATGAGGGTCGAGCGTCCCTGTAGTAGTGTGTACCAGTCTTGGGGTTACCTGATAAAAACATGTTGCAGGGTATTACCTGATTAGGGTGATATTCATGGAAATGTCTATGCAGGTCTTCTCCTTGTCTCAGAACGTTGCACCAGCATTGTAATAATACCCAATCCAAGTCTTTAAATTCATCCAGTCCCAACAAGCGTTGTGGTATATTCAGACGTTGGAAGTCAGGGTGATTTAACCAGTTATAGACATCATGTTGTCTTGTGAGACCCTTATAGGGTTTAGTGGAGGGGTTTGGTATGGCTTTGATTCTTTCTTCGTCTCTGAGGACGATATGAGTCATATAGTCGCATTCGTCAGGTGTGAAGAATGTATCAACTTCATTATAATAATAGGGGTCTAAGTCGAGACCCCTATTATCTTGAAGATATAACCTGTCTTCTTGTTGGTTATAATATTTGAGAATTTCTTGTTTTACAAAACCCATAGGTGTAGGTACCTATCCGTAAATGGGTCTTTGTTGTCTTCTCCTCTTTCCAACACTAAGAATGAGCATTGTTTGGTGATGTCACGATATTCATGATTGAATTCGATGAATTTCGCTTCAGGTTCACCACCCATACCTCTCCAGTTATCAGGATTAGATTCGAATTCAGGTCTGACGATGTCCTCATACAGGTCATTGACTTCCTTATTCTTTGCAACATTGTCGACATGGTAACCACCGAAGGTACCCTTTTTGACTGGTAAAACAAACCCTTCGAATTCGTTCTCATAGAAATCAGCAACGTTATCGTACTTGGTTTGATACCCTTCAGGGTCTGTCATGAACTTACGATAAACATCACGTGTGTCACCTGCAACAAAACCAAAATAACAGTCACTGTACGTATGTTCAGTGTCCCACCACTTTTCAGTTAGATGAATAAAGGGTAGGTTGTTGTCTGTGATATTGGTAATTTGTTCTGCATTGAACTTAAACGTTGTCTCACTAGTAGTCCCTCTGTCAGGGATACCATCAAAACAGAATCCTCCTGCTAGGTCACGTGCAATGATGTTTGCATCGAAATACATGGTCTTAGTACCAGCACCGAAGAAATCATCGTAATTATGCAGTTCTAGTGGAATAAATTTAGGGTTGGTGATTTTATCGTTACCCAAATAAGGAATAACACGAATGTCTTCATCCAATCCTGTCTTGTCGTCAGTCAATACGTTTAGACGACAATTTTGAAATCCTACGTCACGTAAGACTCGAATACGGTCTAAGGATAATTTGAATCGATTGATGTCCTCAGTCGTTACACCATTATCCTTGGTTTTTATACAAACTAATTCAATAGCCATTTTATATTATATCTCCAATAATAAATTAACTTCTTCGCATCCGTGCAATATCTTTTGCATGTTCCTTGTCTTCCATGAAGATAGGCACCATGTTAGATTTGTGCATGGTTGCGATTCCTAACAATTTCCTCTCGCCACTATACACCATGGGTTCTTGACGTGGGGTCAAGTTTCCAGTTGTATGTGTGACTAGGGATGGAATTTCTTCCTTCACTTCTCTCATCACTTGGTCATAAATCTTCTGTTGTTGAGAGATTAGTTCATTATATTTAGTACGTTTTGACACAGTCTTAAAAGCATTGGTTTTTCTTTTCTTACCATGTGGCCCGTACTTGATACTTGAACCTAAATTTAAAAATCCCATAACTGACTCACTTATAATACAGTAATACTTCTATTGTACTACAGATGAGTCGTTCTGTCAATAGTGTTCTTCGTCTTTGTACATGAGTTTGTAGTCATCGTCTACCACTCTGAGTTCAATGCCGTTGTCTGTCACGTTGCACACTAGAGTGTCACCTAGTTCCAGTCCCAACATCTGTTGAGAAATCCCTGCATCTAATCGAATACCACTTTCCATCACTTCAATAACGTATCCATGAAGTGTTACCGACCTACGGTCTCTATCTTGTTCAGTCATTTTAGTCTCCTTAGACTTCTTTGATAAAAATACCATCGACCATCTTTCCTTTACGGTCTTTGATATCCATCCATGCTTGGTTCATACAGTCACCCAAGGATAGATTGTTTCGTGTTGCAATGTTAATTAACACTACAATACAGTCTCCGATGTCGTCTGCAACATCCTTACCCTTGCATACGTTGTCACTGAGTTCACCGACTTCTTGAATCAGTTTGCATACTTGGTCTTTATCGTTTGCACCTTCGATAAGGTTTCTATCGTAGTGCCATTGTTTGATATTCTGTTCTAGTACATCTAAATCGTATCTCATTACTGAGTCCTCATGTTAAAAAATGGCGGAGAGGGTGGGATTCGAACCCACGGAACCTTTCGGTTCGCTGGTTTTCAAGACCAGTCTATTCGACCACTCTAGCACCTCTCCTTCATGGTGGAGCTGGGCGGGTTCGAACCGCCGACCCCCTGCTTGCAAAGCAGGTGCTCTCCCAACTGAGCTACAGCCCCAAATCAAAATCTTCTTTCCATAACCATTGTACAAACAGTTTGGTCTGTTCGTCAAGGGGAAATTTGGGTAATATAAAATCATTTAGCATCTTTTTTGATGCATCTTCATTCGTCCATACTTTTGTGGTAAAATCTACAGACACATTATTACAGATGGGTGCAACCTCTCCTCTAACGTCCTTGATATGTATGGTACGTGCAAAAGGTTTACCGTCTCTACATATCCATCGTGCCTGTGGTGACATAATCATGTTAGTGTACACTTGATGGAATCTTGATTCACTCATCTGTCCTCTGAACTTAGGGACACCAGTTCCGTCTACATCTAAATTCATCATCACTGGAATGAATCGAAGACAAGACACAAACCTTTCATATGGGTCACGTGTCATAGTGAACACATCGATGTTGTTCTCATCTATCCAGTCACCTAGTGTAGGATAGAGTTCAAATGCTTGGTCGATTGTGAGGTGAGCATGGTCATGCATTTCAACCTCTTCCATCTTTAAATTAGGATTATTAAAGAGTGGAAGAACACCATGCAGTGTCCTAAACCGATATTGATGCCCATAGTTCATTTTTACATAGTTCAGTAAAAGTGAACCTGCAGTTTTAGGTGCATGAAAAAACAACCCTTCAAATTTACGTGTTTCTAAATTTTGTAATCCGTACATTATGTAATCTGTAGTGTCAGTGACATGAGTATTGTTATAAGAATGAAAAACACTGCACCCAATCCGAGTGCAGTGAATAACACATTTGCTAAGTTAGGAGAGAACTTATCGAGTTCTCTTTTCGTCCCTACTCCTGTTAACAGGTTTTTTATTCTTCTTATCACGTTCTATATGCCAATCATGAGAGCAATATGCATCACAAAATACATGAAGATTGCTATCATCAATCCAATACTTCACTTGAGTCAGGTCTAACATCGTCTGACACTGACTGCACTTCTGAAATTGACTCATCGTCTGTTCCTTCTTCTAATTGTTCGTCTTGAAATCCAAACCAAATTGCAAAGACCCATCGTTCTCCTTTGTATATGGGTTCCACTCCATGCCATCTTTTGGTTGAATGATTGAATGTTACCATTGTACCTCTACGAGGTTGAATTGTATGTCCTTCTACATTCAGTCTTCCTCCTTCATACTCCTCATTAAGAAAGAATATTGCAGTTGCAGTGTCCTCACTGTCTGCATCATCTTTATGAAACGGAAATAATGTACCCTCAGGATATCTAATAATTTGTGCATAATTAACTTTGCCATATTCAGGTGCTTTAGGTAAGTAGTCGTAACAAAACTCTATACATCTATCGAACTCTACACTGCCTGGCTGGAGAACTGTAAACTCTTTAGTGTCAGGTATAGAGTACTTCCAAGTGTGGTTCATGTCCTCTTCATTTACTGCAGCAACCTTATTTTCCTGTCCTTCATGTCCCATGGTTATTTCTGAAAAGGGAAGTCGCATGTGTTCATTAATTATATTATCACATTCCTCTCTTGACAAGAGTCTTTCTCCAATAATTAACATTGGAGGTGCATTGTCGTCAAAATCTTGTTTTACTCTTTTAATATCTCTTCTTTTCATTAGACTTGTCCATTGTAGTTAGGATTACCCCAAGGGTGGAAGAATCTCACCAATGTGTATCTCCACTTATCACCTGTAAATTTACTATAATCATCAATCCATGCACCATGTAATCTGTTGCCAGGGAATATGACACATCTATTGAACTTTGCAGGAATGATGTGTTCAACTGTAAAGTCATTCTCTACTGGATACAATAGATTCTTCTGTTCATCATTATGTATCCATTCACCACCATAGATTGCAGTACCACCATCATCCTCTTTGTCCAAATACACTAGCATGTTAAGTGTTGCACTCAAATCAGGACATGAAAGTTCACTGTCGATATGAGGGTAGTGTTGCAGTTTATTATCAAACACTGTAAGAGTTTGAAAACAGTTCACTTCAATGATGTTCTGAAAACTGTATTCACCTTTCCAAAAATGCTGTCTGCATATGTCTTTGATTCTCTCGTTACTGTTAGTGTATAATCTTGTTGGATGACCAACTGTGTCTACAACTCTACAATCATTATAGTCAATACCGTTTCTAGAATTCTTTCGTTCTGAGTTGTATTTCCACATCGGCACTGGACGTGACATTAAGTGTTCATAAATGTCATCAGGGTTCTCGTAAAAGTTATCAATTGTGATAACTTGAGTCTCCTCATCATATTGAGGTTCAATCGTTGGACTTAATGCCCATAATTCTTCTGTTATATAAGGTTTCATTTTAAAAAGTTATAAGACATAGGTGTACCATGTTGAGTGTTATTCAATGGTTCGTTATGTGTAAGGTTAAAGGATATTGATATACGTTCATAGTTGTCTGCCCTCTCAGGGTCAGGTGCAGGAACACCATGCATAAGATATGAGGGCCATAATAAGAACTCTCCTTCTCTAGGGAAGACTTGTATTTCATGTTGCATGGTTGGAGTACCATACACTTTCATGTTTTCTAAACCTTGAATGTCATCATAGTATTCCATCTTTGCACGTGTAGCAAACTCTGCAACGTTATTTGGACTAAAAAACTTTATAGGTTGTGTGTCAACTGTCTTGACGTAAAATGTTCCTGAAATTAAAGAGTTGACATGGTTATGTGTGTCATGCCAATTTGCACCCTCATATCTGTTGACCCATGCACAAAAATGAATATCTGACCTATTCAATGCATCTACTTGATAATTGTAATGCAATCTAATAAACTCAATGTAAGAGTCTTTCATGCAGTTTGCAAAATCCTCAAACCATGGCAATGATTCAGTCTTCTCTCTTGAATCTTCATGAAAATATGATGTGTATGTGTTGTTCACTTCACCATCAGGATTACGTTCTTTTATCTCTGCAATGATGTCTCTTACGTCATCTGCAACTTCGTTTAAGTTTAGTGGACAGAATCCTCTGAACATGGGTGTTGCAAACAGTTGTAAGTGTTCACCTTTTGCAGGTTGATATTGTGTTTTAGGGTTGTTTGGTCTCATTCTTTTTCACTTCCACACCAACAGCAGGTTCGTCATTGATGGTTACATTACGATAATATACAACTACCTCACCCATTTGTTGGATGTATCTACGTAGTTCTTGCATGTTTGCAGACATCATTTCATAGTCTCCAATTGTGGTTGCAACAAATACTATGTCACCACCATTCAATCTTTTCATTTCATCTAAGAATCTATCTAAGTATGTATAACCCTCAGGCCACTCAGGATTCTCTCTGTCTTCAGGTAGACATTCTTTTGGTCTCTTCATAGACCCATCGTCTTGCAATCGTTTAATACAAGGATTGGTGATGACTGCTTCTGACACTACGTACCACTTAGGATTCTGTAAATCAATTGGACGTGGTAATGTGGGTTGGATGATTTCCAACTTTACTGGTTCCGACTTAACCTCTATCTGACGTGTTCCTAATAAGGAACAACCACTAATCAGAATCAGGAGAGTCGAGATTGCTAATGTTCTTGCTATCATTCTCTATATCCTCAAAAACACTTGCAGTTCCATTGTTGATTCTTGTTTCAATCAAGCCTGGTTTTGCAAGTGCAAGTTTATCTAAATTATGTCTTCGAAAGATGTCAAGATATCTATCTTTCTCTGCCTCTATTCGTGCATTTGCACGAGTCATGGTCTGTAGTGCTTTACCCTGTCTTTCAAAGTTTTCTTTGATGGTCTCTATGGTACGTTTCTGTTCTTCGACTGCACCTTCCAACTTGATGTTGTTTGCAGTGAGTGTTTGATTCTCATTATACAAATACCATGACCCTAGTCCTAGTACCAGTATAATTGCAATAAAAAATTGATTCATTATAACTCCTCTATGGTGTAAGTAAGTCCTTCTGCTGACCTAAACTCCACACATTTACCTGATTCATGTTCTTTGAATTTCAAGTGTTTTTCTTTCTGAATCAGAATTTTACTCACATTATGTACATGTGTGAAAGTGTTACCTGCATCTGATTTCCGATACACAGTAATCTTGTACTCAGGTTTCCACCACCTCTTTATTTTTTCCAAAATCTTCTTCATAATAATATTTATTTAGTGTATGTAAAAAAGGGTGACCCTAGTCACCCTGACACTTCCCCAAGTGTTATGCCACCATGTTCTTATTGTATTCTCTCAAGTCCTCGATTTCCTCAATCAAGTCCTCTGCACTACCTCTCCATGTTGGGTGGTCAGGTGTGTTAAAAGGTGAATCAATCACTTCAATGTTGGTGATATAATCAAATGAACCACTCAGACCATTCAGTCTGTTGACATGTTTCATAACAAGAGCAGCAACAGATGCCTCCGTAAGAGAAGGTGAATTGTAATAAGAGTGTTCACCCTCACCAAATGCATCTTCCTCATAGATTAGTTTGTCCACGTGGAATCCAATCACATACTCAGAACCACCTTTGAACTTATGGAAGTTAGTTCCATACTCCTCAAGATTCTGAGTGTTGACCACATACCATCTTGCAGTCCCATCTTTAATTCTATCTAATCCCATACTATACTCCGTTTCTTAAACCTTTTAAAATATTGATTGTCTTTTCTGCACTCTCGTGGATGATACCAATACCACCTGCATCTTCCCATGCTTTGATGTTCTTTGGTCTATCGTCAATCAATACGAATCCCTCTTTTGCAAAGGCACCCTTTTGACTTCCACTGTAAGTACAAGTAACAACAACTGTGGGGTCAATATACTTTCTTACCCACTTGTTCTTGTCATAGACTACCAACTCTCTGTTCACAGTTCCTGCGGCAGTGAGTATCTCCCAAGGAAGACCAGTGTGTTTGATATATCCAATCAAATCTGCATAGTCAACCATTGGAGGTAACATTCCGAATAGTCTTTTGTTAGTTAATTCTTCTTTCCTGAGGTCATACTCAGAGTGACCAGCATCATCACTGGTGAGGGGTTTACCCATCATTTCAGAACATCCAGCAAGGAAGTCTGCAACAACTCCGTCCATATCAACGAAGATTCTTTTTACTTTGTTTACGTCTTTTTTCATCATGTGTATATAATAACAAAAAGTGAGGGGCATTGTCAACCCCTTTGGGGATTTATTTCACCCAAAATAGTTCGTAAATAAACTCTTCTTTCTTGTATGCTTCACGTTCCCATGGTTGACGTGAGTAGGGAATACCCACATAGTTTAGGGTCTTCCAATTCCTCATAGTGGGGGTAAGTTCACCCTTTAGGAATTGCTTTGCATGAATGAGTTCATGTGCAAGGGTGACCATCATTTGGTCGAGACTGAAATTGTACTTACCAATCTCAATCTCTACACAGTCTTTGTTACCCATGCAGTAACCGTAGTCACCACCTAGGTCTTTGGTGAATTTGACTTCGACAAAGATGTTCTTACGAAGTCGTGGCATGAAATAGTGTAATACTGACTTGACGTATTTCTCTATACGTTTTTTGTCTTTGATTTGTCCTTTGAACTCAACATGAATGTTGTCAATGAACGTCTTCTTCATAGTCACTTTCCTCATCACTAATAATGTCACCACAGAAGGGGCAGAACTCTACTTCCCTTTCCTCTTCTTGGTACTCTGAATTGTCATCTAAATCGTACTGAATGTCAATATCCAGTTCACAATTATCACAATAAATTTCGTGTTTTACCTTAGTCATATTTTGGTACGTAATCGTCCTCCGCTTTACCTGTCTTAACTACTATTTTATCCCACAGGGTTTCAAAGGACTTCTTCTCACCATCGAGTACTGCATAGGGAAGTGGATGTTTGGCATCCTTTTCAGAGAACTCAATCCCTGCAGTATACACTCGAACTTCTTGATATTGACGGTCAATCATCTTAAACAGGTGTTTCCACCTCTCACATATCACGTCTTGTTTGTCATTACTGGGTAAGTATAACCTATATTGCCTCACTTTGTCAACCCCTAAATTGAAATTTCTTTTTCCTTTAAAATCAATAACTTACTTGTTGAGGTGCCACTCTAGGAGGTTATCATACCCCCCAATGGACTCTCCATTCACCCTAATTTGGGGAAAAGTCCTTGCATTAGGGAACTGTTCAAACAGTTCTTCCCTAGTAAAGTCCTCATCAAGCATTTTGTATTCAAATTCATATCCCTGTTGTTCACAAAGAGACTTTGCCTTAACACAATAAGGACACGATGGTTTACTGAATATCTCAATCATAATATACTCCTATAGTTTAAAATCTGCAAACGTATCGTCTGACACGTCCTGTTTAATACCACCAATCACATAAGATTCAATCTCAGTTTCTTGTGGTGCATTCTGTAGTCCTCTACTGTTGAACCAGTGTTGTGTCCATGGTAAAGGATTGTTAGTTGAAGAGATACTAAAGATTGGTTTAAGACCAATTGCTTTTAATCTCTTATTACATATGTATTCAATATACTGATTCAACAAAGGTACACTTAGTCCAATCATCGAACCGTTCTTGAATAAAAACTCTGCCCATTCTTTCTCTTGTTGCACGGCACTTTCATAAAGTTCATACACTTCCTGTTCACAATCCTGCATGACTTGGTTCATGAGTTTGTCGTTCTCGTGGTTCTTGTAACACTTGAGAATGTGTTGTGACACTGCAAGGTGTTGTGATTCGTCTCTTGCAATAAACGAGATAATCTTTGCACTACCTTCCATGAGTTTCAGTTCTCCGAATCCGAATGAACATGCAAAGGATACAAAGAATCTAATTCCTTCTAAAATGTTTACACTTATAAGTGCAAGGTATAATGCTTTATACAAATCATAATCTTCAACTTTAAGACCTAAGAGTCTTCGTCTACCCAATTCAATAAACTGGTCGTATTTCTCTGTCACCATTTCTGCACGTTTGACAATAGCAGGTTCATCTAGTATAGTGTCAAAGATATCACTAGGGTCTGCATACACGTTCTTAATAATATGAGTGTATGAACGACTATGGATAGTCTCCATGAAGTCCCATGTGATGATACAAGACTCAAGTTCAGGTAGGGACACAAAAGGTAGGAATGCTATGGATGGTGCCCTTCCCTGAACTGAATCAAGAAGTGTTTGATACCTTAAGTTAGATGTAAAGATATGCTTCTGTGCATCACTCAATGTTTGATAATCAGACCTATCTTTCTGTAATGACACTTCTTCAGGTCTCCAAAAGAAACCAAGTTGTGTCTGTGTTAACTTGTCAAATATAGGATATTTGAATGTATCAAATCGCTGTGTGTTGAGTGGTTCACCAAAGAATAATTTCTGTTTAGTGAAGTCTATGTTGTTCTTGTTAAATACTGTCATTCTCTTCTCATTTCTTCTTTGTTTCTAATTTAGTTAAATGGGTATAGTTGTTACAAAATAATGACCTGTCTACATCTGGCACTTCTCTGAATATATCCCTGTCCCAAAATTTACTAAATTTTTCAAAGTACTGTCGTTGTTCTGTAGTAGAATCAATTGCACTATATCTATCTTTTCTACCATCAAATTCTAATACTGAATTTGGTGGAACAGCACCAACCATTCCCTGTCTATCTTCTTGGTTACCCCAAGGCAGATTTAACATGTTACTCTGTCTATTGTAAAAATGTACAAATATGTGATAAGAGTAATCACCAACAAATGTATCTCTCCAATGAGGTATGTTGGGCCCTTGATATAATAACACGTCTCCTACCTCTAATGTAACACATTTTGCTTTCTCTCTACGTCTTGGTGGAATTCCCTGAGTTTCTTCAACTAGTTGTTGATTGTTATGGAAATCAATGTAGTCTTGGTCGTTTTGCAACCATATCTTCCATGGACTTCCGTCATCTGATTTGTAATCTAAACACAAAGTTGCACTTACTTCACACGATGGTCTATCTGTATGAGACGTTAGATAAGCACCTCTTTCGTATCTTCTAGTATAAGAGTATGTTTCTCCTAAGTCAAGGTCAATTTTGTTATCTAATGCATCATGAATCCATCTATGTATTGCAACACCCCATGGTGTACAATATCCACCTTTAGATTTGTTCTTTTGGTGTTCAGGAGTCATATGTGTGATGTCAGTGACCTCACGATGCATGAATGCATCTTCCCAATCAGGGTTATTTTCAGTTGTCTTCCATGTATCTAAACACATGTTTATAATATCTTTAGGTATGAAGTTACGTAACACTACGTATCTTTCTTTCATGAACTGCCATGTTTCAGGATTGGTTCTTCCCATAACCTTTTTACTACCATCACCAGCATCATGAATATATTGTACAGTTCTATCTTCTTCTCTAATTGGCATAATAATTGTTAATCCTTAAATGGCACAAGCCTCACAATCCTCTTCATCTGTGTCATATTGACTCATGACATTAGCTGCATCGTCTACTGCACTTGGCATATCACCAACAACGTCTTCTGTTTTACCGTCCATGGTGTTTTGGTAATATGAAGTCTTCCAACCCATCTTGTATGTGGTTAGAAGGTCACGTGCCATTACTGACACTGGAACTTCTCCGTTCTCATAGTTCTCAGGATTGTATGACCAGTTTCCTGAGATTGCTTGGTCGAAGAACTTCTGCATAACTGCAACCACATTGATATAACCTGTGTTATCTGGCATGTCCCATAATAGAGTATATGCAGACTTCAAGTGTGAGTACTGAGGTACAATTTGTTTGAGTGTACCCTTCTTACTCTTCTTAACACTTAGATAGTCACGTGGTGGTTCAATACCATTTGTTGCGTTACACACAACACTAGAACTCTCTGACGGCATCTGTGCAGTCAATGTGGAGTGTCTTAAACCGTGTTTGTGTATATCCTTTCTTAGTTGTTTCCAGTTCATGGATAATTTGTTAGGTACAATCTCATCCACTTCTTTCTTGTAAGTGTCGATAGGTAGAATACCATCTGCATACTTAGTTCTTTGGAACCATTCACATGCACCCTTCTCTTGTGCAATAGTGTTAGATGACTTTAATAGGAAGTACTGAAACTTCTCTGTGAGGTCATGTACTAACTTCCATGCTTGTGGGTCATTGTACTTCACCTTATTCTTTGCAAGGAAGTGTGCAAGTCCAATGTATCCAATACCTAAACTTCTACGTGCAAGTGTTGATCTCTCTGCAGCTTTAACTGGATACTGTTGATAATCAATCAGTTCTTCTAGTCCTCTTACTGCAAGGTCACAGAGATTCTCCATTTCCTCATCCTTCGCAAGTCCAACATTTACTGCACTTAGAATACATAGTGCAATCTCACCTCTACCATCAATATGGTCAATGGGGTCGGTGGGAAGTGTAATCTCTTGACAAAGATTACTCATGTTCACTTTGTCAAGAAAACTACTGTGCTCATTACAATGGTCTATATTCATGATATAGATTCTGCCAGTCTCTGCACGTTCTTTTAATAGGTCTGTAATTAACTCTCTTGCACTTATTTTTGTTTTAGGTATGGACGTTGCACGTTCATACTTTTCATATAACTCATCAAACTCAGGTGTACCAAATGCTTCATATAAGCCAGGCACATCATGTGGTGAGAATAATGTTATGTCATCATTTCGAAGGAAACGTTCATAGAACAACTTTGATAACTGAATGGAGTAGTCCAACTTGCGAACTCTGTTGTCTTCTGTTCCTTTGTTGTTTTTAAGAACGATAATGTCTTCGATTTCTTGGTGCCAGATTGGAAAGTGGACAGTTGCACTACCTCCCCTGACTCCGTTTTGGGTACAACATCTAACGGTAGATTCGAACTTCTTAAGGAAGGGAATAACTCCAGTATGTTGCACTTCCCCACCTCTGATTCTTGCACCCAATCCTCTGATTCGTCCTGCATTGATACCGATACCTGCACGTTGTGCCACGTATCTTCCGATTGCCATGTCACTGGAAAAAATACTCCCCAAGGTGTCGTCTGAGTCGACAAGCACACATGATGCAAACTGTCGTAGTGGGGTTCTAACTCCTGACATAATTGGTGTCGGTATGTTAATTTTGAAAGTCGATATTGCATCGTAATATCGTTTAATGTAATCAAGTCTATTCTCCTTATATTCTCTGAATAGTGTCATTGCAATAAGCATGTACATGAACTGTGGTGTTTCATATACGGTTGATGTAGACCTATCTTGCACCAAATACTTGTCTACAACCTGTTGTAAACCTGCATAGGTGAAGTCCATGTCTCTACCATGTTTGATGTACTTGTCCAGTGTATCAAACTCTTCCTCTGTGTATAGTGTAAGAATCTCTTCATCGTACACTCTATACTCTATGTTTCTTTTTGTTAGTTCTAACAGTGAAGGATAGATTTCACTGTCCTTCCACTTGGTGTTGAACACTTGTTTTTGAATTGCAAACAGAAGTAATCGTGCTGCAACGAATTGATAATTTGGTGATTCCAATGAGATTAAGTCACTTGCAGATTTGACTAGAATCTTTTGAATTTCTTTTGTGGTAATACCATCATAAAATTGTAGACCACTGTTCATTTCTACCAATGACTCAGATACACCTGTAATTCCTTTACATGCTTTCTCCACCATTCTGTGGATTTTTTCTAATTCAATTCCTTCTTTGGTTCCGTCTGACTTGACTACTTTGATGTCAGTATTACTCATATTTTCTTGTACTCCGTTAGTGTTAGTTTTGCAGAAAGGCCAGTATATGTACAAGAGTTAATAATATCGATAATCTCATCCACTTCCAATCCACCTTTAACCATGTCATTGATGTCTTTGAAATTACTGACACGTTTGTCATTCCAAATACAGACCTGCCATCCTTGGTCAATGACTTCGTCTATTTTCTTTAATATTTCAGAACTTCTTGGTTCGTTGTCATAAATGAGTATCGCATTCTCTTTAAAACTATTATCAAGTTTTTTAAAATCACTACCACCTACTGCAATACTGTTGGGTAGGAATAGACTGTCTATTGGCCCTTCTGTGACATAAACAGTCTTTGACTTGTCCACATTTCTTATATTATAGATGAGTGGAACATCATCTAGGAATCTCATTGTGAGGTATCGTAAAGGTGAATCATTGATTGCACGTCCACTGACACCTGCTAATTCCCCATTTTCATCAAAAAATGGTAACACAATCCTAGGGTCATTCCCTAGAACTCTGTCTCTGTACTTACTACTTAAGTGTGACAGAGATTGTGAGTTGGAGACGAACCACAGTGCTTTAATGATTTCATCAGGAATGAGTCGTTCTTGTAGATATTCTCTTGCGACTACTTTGTCCCATGCACCGTGACACACTCCTTTGAGTGTCTCCATTGATTTATATAGTACATCTTGTTGGTCAACTTTACTCTTAAACTTGAATGCATTTGCAGACAACATTTTTTGAGGTCTACGTTTTCCACGCCCAGTTTCTTTCAACCACTCTTTCACATATTCTTTGTGAATAGTTGGGAAATGGTCTTTTATAAAGTTAACACTTGATGTTGATTTACCACAGTTGTGACATTTATAGACAAATGATTGGTCAACTGTGAAATGATATGCACGTGCCTTATAGAGATTCTTCTGTGAATCTCCACAATAAAGACATCGGTGATTTAATGTATTATCACCTTTCCATGATGCTCTGTCGAGTGATGACACGACCATCGAAAGGTATTTTCGTTCTAACCATAGCATACATCTAGTATATCACTAAATGTACGTTATTTCAAGGGGATTTTCCTCTCTGATAAAAAAACATGCATTCAGTTCCCTAAATGCATGTTTCTATGTAAACGGACAAAAAGTGGACAGTTTGTCCGTAAAATGTCCGTTAATTACTCTAACTATTATGCATCGATCAATGCTTGGATTTCTGCAACCTGTTCGCCATGTGTGACCATTGAAGCATCATATGCAACCTTTTGAGGGTCGTCTGCTTCCATGTCTGCATAACCAGTAGGTTGAGGTGGTAATCCTGCGCCATTGAACCATGCAAGTCTTCCTGCCAAGTCATCCATGCCTGGAATTGTTGGGGTATCGTATCCTTCAGGTGCTGCCATGATTGTTTTCTCCTATTGTTAATATTAACCTATTATTTAGTTTTTGACAAGTCTTTAACTCGTTTTTTTGGTACTTGAATTACATATCTATTTTCAACTACTTTCGGTTTTTCTTCATCTCTTTTACGTGCTATCATACCAGTTGATGACACTAGTAGTAACACTGCAAGGGGGTCAAACACGAAAATAAGTGCATAAATCACCCATCTCACTGCATTGTCAAGGTACTTGACAACCTCTTCTTCACCATATATTACCTCTGCAACGTACTTGATTGGCCCAATCTTTGAGTCTTGTTCCAACTGTTTACGTTGTATAGGTAGTTTGTCTTCAGTGTACTCTGTAATCAGATTAATAGAAGTGTCAATATCTTCTGCAATCTGTTGTCTCTCATCTCTTTGTTGTCTGTTGATATAGTTTCTATCTTGTGGTCTTCCTGTGGTCACAACAAGGTCTAAACCCTCTAATCTGTCATTGAGTCTGTCTATCTTGTCTCTCTCTGCACTGATACGTGTGTCCAATACAGACAGTTCTAAATTGTTACCATCTCCTACGAGATTGACTTCGATGTTTGCCTTAGATAGATAACCAAATATACCTAGTGATGTTATCAACATGAGGACACCAACTGCAAGTAGTAAATAGTACTTTAGGTAGTTTAACCTATCCCACACTAAGTGTAGGTATGCAGCGGTGACTAACTTCCCTGTCTCCAATGCAGTCATCATTACAACTGTTCCAAGGTATGCACCTGCAAACATAGTTGCCATACCGATAACTGAGAAGTATGCAGCGATTCCTGCAATGACAATTGAAGTCAATAGTGCTAAGTAATTCAAAAATTTAATCATAATGTTTATGTGAATCGTTTCATCACATCATGGAGTTTCCTTTTCTTTTTAGGTCTCCATGTTGCGACATCACTTCCAGTCCCTACGACTGCACTACCAGTTGCATTAACTGGTGCATCTTCCATCATATCAAACTTGAGATACCTCATCAGTTTGTTTGCAAGTTCATGACCTGCAGCGATATCAGATGGGAAGTGTACACCCATTCTTACTCTTCCTAGTCCACTGATTTCTGCACCCTTAAAGAATCCGTCTTTGTGTTCAGGATATATTGTTGCATAATAGTTCGCAACAATCTTAGGTTGCACCGTGTGACCTGAGGGGTACGATGGTGTGTTCGATGTTTCTGTTTTATATCTGTCAAAGTCGATACCAAGTTCCTTTGCAATTTGATAAGGTCTTGGTCTATCGAACATGTTCTTGTAGTGTCGTATGATGGGTCTTACTTGTTCTCCTAAGTAAACCATTCTCTCTTCATCATACTCTAACCCTTCCTTCTCCATATATTCTTGAATATAGAAGTATGGGTTCTCATCTGTGTTGATGTATTCTAGTTCTTGTTCTTTGGTTGTGTTGTCTCGTATGTCTTTGATTTCATCGAGCTCCATACGGACTTGTCTTGAATCATTCTTTGGAGGTGTGGGTAATGTAATGTCTTTCCAGTCACCACTAAAGACTTCAATATCTTTGTACTTGACTTTCTTGTGATTACCAAAATCTGAGAACTTCAGATTATTGATGGTTTGGATTGCTTCAATATACATCATCTGCAGTTACCAACACTCTTTCTCCCTCACAAACACCAGCGTAAACTGTTACACCATAGTATTGTGCATACTCATTGTTTACAAAGAGTTCGGATTTTGGAGTATATTCTGATTCGTTCTGAGTTAATTTTCTTCTGAGTCGATACATACCCCTTTCAAGTGTATCTAACAATGCAGATTCTGTAATCATGTCCGTGGTTACCATGTCGTTGTCTTTCAACCAATGGTAAAATTCTTCTTCAAGTCTTTGCATTTGTTCGTCATTGAGTTCATTTGATTCCTTTAGTAGTGCAAGTGCAACAGCATATGATGCAAATGCAGATTTACCAAAAGGCACTTTCTCAATGATTTTCTTGAGGTTAAAGACAAGACGATGTAGAGGTGTAAGGGATGCCTTTTCCTCATCAGTCTTAGGATTGTTTTCTACTTTCTGATTAGAACCTTCAACTTGTTTGAACTTAATTCTGTTACCCTTGTCATCAATAAACCCAAATTTGAATGCAGGTTGTTTATTGAAGGGTGTGGTTAACATCTTCAGAATACGGAAAACTATTAATGTATCTACGACTCTCATAGTACTATTTAGGTGTTTTGAAAGGTAGAGATGGTGCTGGATGAGGGATTCGAACTCTCGACCTGATGATTACAAATCAACTGCTCTACCAACTGAGCTAATCCAGCGTTATAGTTCTCTTAGTCTTTCAACTAATTTATCATCTATTAGGATATCTGACTTAAAGTCTTCTCTGACGTATCCTAAGTATAATAACATAGTTTTGATACTTGTCCAGTAGGTTTCTTCTTTGATTTTGAATTCTAGCATTCTCATGCACGGTTCAAATCCAAAGACGTTGAACAACGTGATGATGTGGTTTAACATTAGACGTTCACGTACTTCACCATATTCATGATGACGATACAGTAATCGTTTAAGATATCGGAAACGTCTCAAGTCTTCTTGGAAATCTTCCATGTCCTCACATTGAGGGTCATCGTAGTATTTTAGTGCGAATGCTTGAAAGTTTTTTGCTGTGAGTTTGTCAAATAATCCCATAATATAATGTATTTAGATGTAAAAAAGGGGACAAGAAAGTCCCCAAGTCTTACACTAAAGAACCGTAGACTTTGAAAGTTCCGTTGTCTAACTGTTCGTACTTGAATTTTACATCGATAACTTTTTCTTCCTTTTCTAGTTCATCGATGGGTGTGTCAACGGATTTACCGATGATTTCACCAAACTGTGAGAACGATACTACTGTCTCACCTGACCCTGAAAATTCCTCTTCGGAAACTTCGTTTCTAGGGTCATCTGAAGGATGTTGTACTCTGTTGATACCAACTTGTGCAAGTTTAGATTCTACTTGTCCGATTGCGGCCTTTGGATTTAGGAATTCTGACACTGCAGTGTGACCTAAAATTGCGTTGATTGTCAACTTAACATCTTCATCAGTTACATCGTATGGTACTTTCTTTGAAGAAAGACCTGCACCAAAAAATGTTGATGGTCTGTAAAGTTCTGTTACAAATTCTTTAAAATTTTTCATAATACGTCCTAAGCGTTTGTTGCTACTGGAGTTCCAAAAACAGTTGCACTATCTGAAAAAACTTCATCAGTTGGGTCTTTTTGTAAGTCAATTGATTGACCTGCACCTATATGGATAGAACCAATTAATACATTTGCAGATGTTTCCACTGATACCACATGAAATGCAGAATCACTGTTGTACAATCTGACTACTGTTGATGAACCGAAGTTACTACCGTTGGTTGAACCAACTTGTAGTGCTTCGTGTCCTGCCAATAACTTATATTTCATAATTTATCTCTTAACTATCTGCTAATACAGTATCGTCATCTACATCAGGTGTTGCTACGTCTGAATCGTCATCAAAGTCTGCAACGTCTGAACCCATTGAACCTGAAGACATTGCGACTAATGTCTCCCACTGTACTCTTGAACCAACTTCTTTTCTTAATGCCCAACCTTCTGATACAACACCTGAATCTGCATTTGCAGTTACTTCAGCAGTGTCAACACCATAAGTGTTTGCCTTATCAGCGGTGTTAAGGTATTTTGGTTTTGAATCTTCGTTGTCTAATAATCCCCAAAGTGCCATTTTTTTCTCCTTTAAAATCTGTTTGCAACACTCAATACACTATTGAATGTCTTTTTGAAAGACTTGGAGTCTTTCTGTAATAACTGTATATATTTAGTTCGAACAGGTGCTTTAACTTTCATTAATGTGTCATAAACTTTAACTGCATCATCTCTTTTGACCTTAGTTTTCTTATTGTCATTAGTAGAGATTTCACCGTCTTTTGTCAAGTCTTTAAAGTTACCTAACTGAACCATTACGTTCTTATCGGCCCACGCTTGTGAACCCATTGCGTTGTCATCCAATGCACTTATTGCTCTTTGAATAACTTCGTCTTCTTGTGCCTCGGAGTATTTACCCCCAGCCATCGTAGAAATCTTTTCGATTCTCTTTCTTAAATCTTTTTCGTCTTTTGCCTGTGCAACTGCACGTGCAATCTTTTTATTACCAGCATCAGACATCATTCCAAAGTCTGCAGTCTTCTCTGTCATGACTTTGTTGACTTTCTTTGCAGAGTCCTTAACGTAACCTAGTTTCTTTAATTTCTCTTTAAAGATTTTGTATCTTGCGTCTACTCTATCCATTAATCTCTGTCCATGTCAATGACACCATCAAAGTTTCCTCTTTCGATACCACCCATATAAGCAAATATTGCCTGTTCAGCATCTACTAGACCTTGATATATTGCATTTGGATTTCCTCTTGAAGAAGTCCCACCTGTTTCAGCAGTATACTGCATACTATCTTGCATCTTTGCAACTTTATGAATTGCCTTTTGCATAGTCTGTAAAGATTTGATTTCTTTCTTTCTGTCAAACTCTTTACCTTCAAACTTAGTAGGTTTATACTGAGGAATTCTTGCTTCTTCAAGTTGATGCATTTCCTTGTATGTTTCCAACAAGTTCATATTATTTTAAACCTTTAGTCAACATCTTGTCAATCTGAGGTGTTGATGTGTCCTTTTCTGTTGGGTCACCATATGATGACTTACCAATAACTATTCTTAAGAAGTCATTAACTGCCTTCTTATTACCTTTAATTCTTATGTGTTTACCTAGTTGTGATGCTTTGATACCAAATCTTCTTGCTTGTTTTACAATTTCTAATGAGTGTTTGTTTTGTCCAGCAGGTGTTGGTATTTTATTTCTTGGGTCTACAGTGATGTTTGCAACTTCTTCGTCTAACTGAGGTGCATACTTTTGCCCGTCTTCCCACATCTGTCTGTATGCATCCATAACATTTTTAGGTTTCTCACCTTCAGGTGATACTGCTTCGTTCTTACTTTTAAGTACTGCAGCTACCTGTTTGTGGTTAGACAAACCTTTCTTGATCTTTTCGATTGCCTTGACAGCACCAGTGTAGTTACCACCTGCATATCGTTTATCAGATGCAACACCGATTGCCATCTTGATTTCTTTGGAGGTAAACCCCTCTGATACTACTTCTTCGACTTCTTCTTTGAATTTCAATCCAAGTCTTTTCTCATGTTTTTTGAGAAGTTGTGAAATTGTCATGTTTTTATTTGATGATCTCATGAAATCATCAGCAAGTTCGTCATCTGATAGATATTTCATCTCTAACTGATCACCAATCTTTCGTCCTTCAGGTGAACCAACTTTTACATTTTGTTTGCCTTTGAGAAGTTTTTGCATTCCTGCAATTGCTTTTCTTTTCTCTGCAGGATTGCTGTCAAAGATACCAATTGCCATTGTTCCTTCTTGAACTTCGACTTCGTCAGTCATGTATCCTGCAAACTTACCTTTTTTGATTGTGTTCTTTTTGATGATGTTAGAAAGTTTGTCTGTCTTTTTTGCGAGTAGTTTTTTTGCTTTCGTTCTATCGTGATATGTGAACTGGTAGTTCTTACCATTCTTATCATCTTTAACAATGTAACCTTTTGGAGTCATCTTGGTGACTTTACCCATGTACTTAGCACCGTCAGCACGATAATAATCAATCTCTGTTCCTACTTTGATTGAGTTCTTAGTCTCAGTACCCATGCCATGTTTTGCAAGTTCTCTGTAGTTTTCTACGAGATTTCTTGATTCTTCTTTGAGTTCCTGCCAAAGATTCATGTTACTTACTCTCTTGTTTAATAACTTCTTCTACGTCTTTAACTTTGTAAGATTTACCTGCACACATAAAGGTGTCATCACCTTTCTCTTTTGCAGCATTCAATGCACCAGTAAACTTGTTACCTTCGTCTTTCATTGCCTTAGAGATTGATTGTCTTCTTTTGTGTAGGTATTCGTCTGATGAGTCTGTGTCACCATCGTTGTCGATGTCTTTGTCTTTTCTGTCATCGAAATCTTTCTTCACTGCAGTAGGATTGACTTTATCTAATCCTTTCTCAAGAAGTTCTCTTGAAGACTCAATCAGTGCTTTTGTTAGTTCGTCAATCATTGTTTTAATTCCCCTTTTTCAAAGTAATTGAATAGTTGTTCTTTACCTGTTTCGTTGAGTTGTAGTTGTTTTGCAAGACGACCCAACATGTTTTTTTCTGTGAGTTTTTCAATAGACTTTTCTACTGATTCTTTTACTGGTTCAACTTCGTCTTTGAGGGGTTTTACACCTGCATCTTTAAACATCTTCATTAACTGATTGTTAGTTGCAAGTTTGATTTTGTTATCTCTACCAAGTGCTTGAACAGTTTTTAAGAATCCTTGAGGATTTTGTTTTTGCATTTGTTGGATAACTTTAACACCAGTCATGTTTAACATCTTTGCTACACCATAACTAGCGTCTTTATCACCTTTTAGATTGAATAATTTGTCAATCATCTCACCAGCAGATGCTTCAAGGATGACTTCTTCATCGATGTTTGCTCGTTCTTCTTCATCGATTAATCGAAGTTCTTCTTCGATTTCTCTTGTGAGAACGTCATCTGCAGTCTCTTCTATAGAACCTTCTTTGTGTTCAGCAAAGGTTCCATACAATCGAACTTGTTCGAGTTTCTCTTTCCAGTTTTCTGATTTATAACTCATAGTAGTATTATTTATATATTCTCTATTCTTACAATGAGGTTTCCCTCACCTTTTATTACTCTGTGGTAGGTATTTTGACCAATAAAGTACTCTTTTCCTGCTTCAAGGGGGACAGGTAACCTATCTTCCATTTGAAGTTTCCAACCGTCACTAGACAAAACATGCACTTTTCTATGTTGTCTGTCTCTGTGCCAGACCAGTTCTTCAATATCTACCTCATCAGTAAACTCTCTAATAAGATATTGTCTGTCTGTTCCGTGCTGTAACTCTATTGTTTCAGTATAAGGTTTATTCATCTATCTCAGGGTAGTAGTTATCAGTTTTTTCGTTATAACCATAGTACCCAATACTATTAGGATTGGAATCATCAACATCAAACACCCCATCAACAAAATTTTCTGCACAAGATTCTGCATAACTCTCTGCATGGTCATGTAGTTTTCGTGTCTCCTTTAAGACGGTATCTTTTAAAAGGTCTACTTCAAACCCTTCTTCTGTAAGACGGATAACAGCTTTCCTGTTATCCTTCCAATATTCACTTATCACATTACTCATAATTAACTCCTGTCAAATATTTAGTCTACCAAAAAAATGAGCCACCACCACTCAAACCAAGTTGTTTTGCGTAGTAGGGAAGTCGACATGCCCAGTAGGATGCTTTCGTCTTATCGTTTGCAGTTGAACAATTGTGTCTTGCAGCAAATGATTTACGTGCTTTTGGGTCATCAATCTTAACTTTTAGTCCTGTAGTGTCACCCCATGATACTTTCTTAATGTTTTTTGTTTGGGGGTCTCTGACGTATACGTAATATTTCTTTGAACCACCTTTCTTAGGTTTGTTGAGTTCAGGTTCTTCCTCTTCTGCGATGTCCATCATAGGACAATCCAGTGCTACTAACTGACCCTCATACACTTCGTATTCACCTAAGTCGGTTTCTATGATGTGTTTATCGACTTCTGTAAGTCTGTACTTCTGTTCATCTACCAGTTTTCTAACTTCTTTGATGGTTTCAAAGTACATGAACGAACCCAATCTAAATGGGTTGTCGATAAAGTTGGTTTTAGTCTCTTGTAAATCTAAGAGTACTGATTCTAATGCTTGTTCTTTTAATGTTTTCATTATGCTAAATCTGTATCGTGGTTTAGATTACCCTTCTTTCTTTTTACAAGGAATGCATTCACTCTTGCATGACCCCACTGTTCAGGAGTTGTGCCTGGTCTGTGTCCTGTCTTCCATGCAGCAACACCTCTGTTGTAAACTTTTTTAAGTGTACCAACTGACACTCCTGACTTCTCTGCCTTTGCAGCAAGTGACTTGTCTGCATTTTCTTGATGCAGTTTTTCCATTCTCTCTAAGTCTTCTATCTCAAAGAGACCACTGTCGATGTCATCTAAATCAGGAAGTTTATCTTCTGATTGTTCCTGAGTTTGAACCTTTGGTTTGAACTTTCTCATTACCTCTTTGTGATACTTAGTCATATCTTTTTTACCAGCATCAATTGTAAGTTCACCCTGACTTAATCCATCATCGTTGATGTCTAGTTTGATTAACTGTTGACTTTTAAAGTAGTCTAATGCTTTCTGAGCATCTCCTTTATTTTTAAACTTATACTCTACGTATTCTACCTTTTCATTAATTGGTTTTACTTCAAACTCTTCGTTGTAAGGGAATCCTTTTAGAGGATTTTGAAACACTTGACTGAAGTGTTTCTTCTTCTGTTGTTTTAACAGTTTCTGAGTCTCTTCAATATACTCTTCGATTGTTTGCCCAGGCGTATCTTCCTGATATGCATTTCTCATTTCTTCTGTGCCCATCTCGTGTACTCCGTTGTCGTGTTTGTTTCCTGCCATTACCTATTCCTCGGTTCTTTTCTATTATAATTTTGTGTGACCACTGAAAGATTCTTCTTATCATTGTTCATAGGATTGTTATCCTTATGATGAACATCCTTTCCTTTGATGTCTTTATTGTCTTTCATTAATCTACGTGCTTCATTTCTCTTTGCACGTCTTTTGATTTGTTCAGGTTGAGAATGGTAGTTTGCATACTCTTTTTTGTAATCTCTCTCTTCTTCAACTTCAGTCTCTTCTTTTTTACCCTTTTTATTTCTTTTCTCGTAGTCTTTGATAGATTTTCTTGCAATCTTCATCATTGCCTTTTGATGTGCTTTCTGTTGAGACTTAGTTTTTTCTCTCTGTCTGTCTGCAAATCCTTCTTCAATAGTTTCTTCATCCATATCCATTTTTAAGAATAGTTTGTTGTCTTTTTGCATCTTGTTAGAGACCTTTGCACCAATCAATGCACCCATACGATTTAACATGACTATCCCTTTCTCAGGATTTCTATCGTACTCTTTTTGTACTCTCTTTTTAAATGCACTGGTAAGTGCATCTATGATATTGTATGCATTAGCAACAAGTTTACCCTCTTCTATTGATTCTGATTGAGTGTCAACTTCTTTTCTTTGTTTCTCTCTTTCTTTCTCTGCATCAACACTAGACTTTGCAGTGTCTGATTGTCTTTCCTGTCTACCCTTAAGTGCTTCTAGTTCTCTCTCATGACGTGCCTTAAGTTTCTCTATCTCATCTGCATGTTTTGCTTTGATGTCACTCACTGCATCTTCACCAAACATTTTCTTGTATTGTTTAGTATACTGTGATGGTTTGGTTTCTGCAGACTTATCGCCTGGCGCAGGTTTGTATGCAGATGCATCATCGTCATCTTTCTTACTATTGGTTGCAAAATGAGATGCACGTTTATCTTTAGTGGACTTAGACATCTCATCACCCTCGGCATCTTTTGCAAAATACCTTTTAGGTTGAGTACCTTTCTTGTCCTCTACATCTTTGTCTTGTGCAGTTCTAATCTTTTCTCTTAATAGGTCTAACATATTATTTACTTCTCTTTGCAAGTAATTGTGCTTCTTTCCATGCAAGTGATTGTTTGTTTGCAGGGAACTTACTTGTCCATGTTAACATCTTACCGTATAGTGCATCCGATTTCTTAATCAATGCCTTGTGGTCATCGTTGTTTAGAATCTCAATAAAGTCTTTCTTAAACAACTTTCTAAAATAGTCTACGTTCTTTTGTGATGCATTCCAATCTGCAGTTACCACTTCTTTAGGTAACTTTCTTGCACGTTCAGAGTTTCTTTGTTGTGCAAAATCTAGTGAAGTGTTAACGAATACCATCTTGTATTCGTATCCTGCTTTATCTAATAGGTTTTTATAAGATACAATTTTACTTGCCTTTGCACCTGTAGTGTCAAAGACCATACCAAGTCTTCCTCTTAGATACGCATCCATTTGTTTTGCAGTAATTTCTTTTGCACGACTTCTGATTGGGTCTCTTAGGTCTGCATCCATGTTTCTCAAATCAAGACCAAGTCCTGCTTTCTTTAAACCGTTCTCGAATGCTTTGTCGGTGTTAACAATCTTAAGTCCTAGATTGACTAGGTTTAATTGATCCACCACAGTTGATTTACCTGACCCTGGCCCACCCATAAGGAATACTGCTTTGAAGATGCCTGGGTCATAGACACCCTCTGTAATCAAATCTTCTACCATGTACTGAGGTAGGTGTTGTAAGTCTTCTGTTAGACCCATTCCTTTACGGATATCTTTGTAAAGTTTCTGTGCAAATCGTTGTCCTGTTTTGGGTACTCCCTCTTTAAATGATTCGAAGTCACCCTTTTCTGCAAACTCTCTCATCTTAGATGCACTCATTCCTGACACATCATCTGCATCAGGGTCACGTTCACCAGCAGAGACTATCTGAATCTCATCAAACTTATAGAAACCGTGTCTACCTTTTACTGAGTTATATTTTTTGATGATAGTATCGAATTCTCTGACCCTATCTGACCCTACTACCATTCTAATCTTAGTGTAACCTTTGTCATGTAAGAAGGTGAGGATTTGAAAAATCTGTTTTACATCTGCATCTATTACATTCACTTGTTTACCGAAGAATGCTTTTAGATACTTAACTTTATCTTTGTGTGACAGCGGGTTCTTTACTTTATCATTTGAGTGTGAAGAAAATAACAATGCATCACCGTATCCCTTCGCAACTTTTTGAAGTCTGTCTACTAACTTTGCATGTCCTGTAGTTGGAGGATTGAATCGACCAAAGGTGAACACTGCACCTTTACCTTTTGCTTCTGATAACCAACTTGTAAAATTTTTATTCGCCATCTTTCGTATCACCTTGTTTTTTATTCTTCATTTGTTCTTTTTTACGAATCATTGGTAAAAGTTTCTTTGCGAGTTTTTTGATTGCAGACTTCTTCTTGTCTAACTTCTTTTCTAGTGCTTGTTTTCCACTCATACCTAGGTCACTCTTATCTGTGTCTTTCAACATCTTCTTTGCGACCATATTACGTGCTTGTTTCTCTGCACGTTTCTGTAACTTTGCAGGGTCAAGATTCTTCTTCTTCATTGCCTTTTTACGTTTTGCAAGAATCTTATGTTTGTTCTTTTGGAATGCTTTCTTTTTCTTCAGACGAGTTTGCATAGAGTCTGCTTCTTGTATCTCTTCCCAAATTTCTCTGAATGATTTAAGTTCCATATTACTATTTATCCCAATTTTTTGCAGCGTTAAAATTATTTTGACTGAATTCCATCCTGTCAACTAACTTAACTGCCTTACCTTCTTGGTCAATTGCAACATATCCTTCAGGATTTACTGCTTTAAATCCTGTGGACGTTTTAACAAAGGTTCCAATACCTTTAACTCTGTTTAATCCTTCTATGATAATCTGTTTTGACACTACCATCAACTCTTGGAATTTGGTTAGTGCATCAATCATAGACTTCAAACCTCTGAGTTCATTATATAACTGTTCACCAATCTCTCGTTTGATGTTCTTAGTCTTTTCTAGTTTAACTTTTGCGACTACCTTATCTCTCCAGTAGTTTTCAAAGTGTTTTAGATATCCGTTGTAGTTTGGTTTAAAAATACCAGCACGAATCTGTGCATTGCAATATGTTTTATAAGTTGCACCTGCACCTTTCTTTTCTATTGCACGTTGAACTTCTCTGAATTTTTCGAGGTCTTTCTTTTTGATTTTGTGGAATTGTTTTCCGACTTCTGTGAGGTTGCGTGATAAACTGACCGTCTCCTTTGCTGTGAGAGTTGAGTTGCCCGAAACATCCTTATACGTTGCATCATCCATCCATACGTCTTTTGACGAACCAAGTTTAGAAATATCTGCCCCAAAGGATGCAGAAAGGTCTTCTATTGTACCACCTCTATATGTAGTATGGAAGACGATTCCTAGTTTTGCTGAAGCAATTTTTTTACCTAATTCAGAATTAGTCTGCACTCGATACACTATAGTGTTAGGCCCGAATGCAATATAGGACTCAAAGTCGTCCTTTATCATTTTCTTATCTTTTTCTGTGAACATCAAATCACCTTGGAGTATTTCATCACCCCAAGATAGTTTGGATAGGTATTTGAATGAATCTAAAAACTTGGATTCTAGGTCACCTGAGAGTTCAGGTGCATCTTTGATTTCTTGTTCTGAAGTGTAAAATAATGGTGTTTGATTGAATAGTGATTTCTTTGCAACGAAAAATCTTCCGTCTTCAGGATGTTTCCCACAAAAAATTGCAGGGGCACCATCCCATTTCACTGTCATGTTGAACCCTTTCTTTGCATTACCTTTCATCATGTCACGAAGACTTAATAAAAAGTACACAGATGCACGACCACCATTAATTCCGTTATTAATGATTTCGTCTTCTAGGTGTTCTAAATGTAAATTTTTGACTGCCATAATAGTAGTATATCACCTTTTTCGATGTAATACTACTATTTATGGTTATTTATTTCTTATAAACCTGCATCAACGATGGTTCCATCGTCAACTTTTGATTGTAAATCGTCTCTATCTGTAGTTAATGCATTTATCTGATTAGTTAATTCAGTGGTCTTTTCTGCATCATATGATGTGAAGTCTGTTCCATTCCATTCATCCCATGCAGTAAAAGTAGCTAACTCTAATCCAGTTGAAGACGCTGATGCAGTAGGATTATCAGTTCTCCAATCTGCGAAGAAACCATCCCTTCCTGCAGCTGTTCTAACTTCATACTCTACAGTTCCATCAACATCAGCACCAAGTGAGTACTCTCTTGATACACCGTTTATCCAATCTTTTAGTTTTTGCGTCTCTGCGATGTTATCGTTCAAAGTTGCAATTTCATCTGCCCATGCCATAGGTAATCTCCTAAATTTGTATAGTACTATTTAGGATTTTGACAATGGTGACTGAGATAATTTTGTTTCTATTTGTTTAATTTTTGTGGCACATTCAGTAACAGAAGATTGGTCTCCCTCTTTCTTTGCAGAACGGAGTTCTTTTTTCAATCTAATCTTCTTTTGCAGAAGGTCAATTACATCTTGTGATTTCAACGTTTTCATAATACTAGTGGTATTTATATACCAAAAATGGCGACCTGTAGGGGACTCGAACCCCTGACCTCTGCCGTGACAGGGCAGCGTTCTAACCAACTGAACTAACAGGCCTGGCACCCTGTAGGAGAATCGAACTCCTGTTGCATGGATGAAAACCATGTGTCCTAACCACTAGACGAACAGGGCAATTACTCTATTATAGTAAAAAGTAGGGGCATTGTCAACCCCTAAATTTTAAAATCTGAAAACTTTTCTCGTCCTCTGTCAAACACTGGAGTGTCATCATCTACTGCAGAATCAACCAACTCTTCTTGTGCTGTTTGTTCACAATCATAGAGTTTCATTCTACTTCTATCAATACCAATGACAAACCTCTTAAACACTGTAGGGTCATTGTATCTATTCTTTAACTGTTTGACTACTAACTGGTCTAGTTCTTCTAGTTCATCAGATGTAATCAATGCAAACATTAAGTCTGCAGTTGCAGGTAGACCAAATGACTCTGAAGTGTCTTCAAGTCCAATGTCAGTAGAACCATAACCACTTCTTGTTGTTTGGGTTGCAGACACTAGTGGTACATCAAATTCCACTGCGAGTCCACGTAACTCTTCTGCAATACTCTTCACCAATGTGTAAGAGTTTGCACCTGAGCCTGGCCTGATTCTATGACTTGCACAAATGTTTAGATAATCGATAAAGATAATGTCAGGTTGAAAGTCTTTCTTGATATCCAACTCTTGCAACAAGTGTCTGAAGTGACCTACGTGTGCTGATGCAGTTGGATACTCTTTGACAATCAGTTTACCCTTTGTCTTATCTTTGAGTTTCTCAATCTTCTTGTCGTACATCTTCTTGTTCATGTCAGCAAGTTCTTTCATAGGAACATTCATGATGTTTGCATCAATACGTTCTGCAATACGTTCCTCTGACATTTCCATAGTAATGTACAGAACATTCTTGTTCATCATCAAACATGATGCAGCTTGATGACACATGAACAATGATTTACCAACACCAGTACCTGCAAGTACGATATTGAGTGTTTTGTTTGGTAGACCACCTTTGGTAATCTTGTTGAAGTATTCTAAGTCAAACGGAATCTTCTCTTCTTCAGTGTGATAGAACTCAAATCGTGCATCGGCATCTTCTAAGACATCGTGACCGATATGGGTGTCAAAGGACACGGAAAGTGCATCCTTCAATAACTCAGGTATTTCACCAGTAGACCTTTGAGATTTTTTATCAAGGACGGTGATGGAGTCCATCACGGCAATATAGATTGCACGGTCTTTACACCACTGTTCTGTTTCAGTGGCTAACCACTCTTGTGGTGTATCATCCGTATCCTTTCTAATCTTATCAACAATAGATTTAGAGTTTTGAACAACATTATCACTAAGACTAGTGTTGTTGTCAAGGTTGATGAGAAGTGCTTCTACTGTTGGATTTTTAGTGTACTTGTCGAAGTAAGTTTTTACTTCTTCAAATATAACCTTCTCTTCAGGGTCTGTGAAATATTCTGACTTAATGAATGGAATACACTTCCGTGTAAACTGCTCACTCTGTATCAGATTCTTCAGTATTGTCTGTTCCAGTCTTGCTTCCATATTTAAAATAATCTTGTACCACCGTTTCTAATTGTTTCATTACATCTTCTGTAAAGTATTTCTCAGGGTTGTTGTTAATAGTTTTTCCGAATTCGGTTTTACCATTAGGCAACTCTACCCTAGTAGATGACTTCTTAAAGACACCAAATGCAAGTGCAAGGTCTAATAGACCATAATACCTGTCGAGTCCTTTGTCGTATGTCAGTCTGACATCTACAACTCTGTTCTCAACTGTAAGTCTTGATTTTGCATTCTTACAGTGTACTATATTTCCGATAACTTCGGTACCCTCTTTTTCTTTTTTCTTGGACAAATAGACAATAGATGAAGCTGCATACTTCAATCCACTACCACCACCCATTTCTTTCTGAGGGAACATGGAACCAATCACATCATAAGTGTGGTTGGTAACAATCATTGGAACCTTTGCACGTCCTAGTTTAAGAGTAAGAACTCTGAATGCACCTTTTACTACTTGGGCACGTGTCATATCTCTTGTCTCTTTACCATCTGCAGTGTCCTCAATCTCTTTGGTTGTAGATAACATACCAAGTGAATCAAGAACAAACATCATTGGTGGACGCTTGTCTTCAGGGGTTTCAAGATATTTGTCAAGAATGTTAATGGACTGAGTCCTAAATTCTTGTACGGTTACTACTGGTACGATGACGAATCTACTTGAGTCGACTCCTCTCTCTTCAATCATATCTTTAGTGATTGCAGATTCAGATTCGAAATAGATTACGGCTGCATCAGGATGGTCTTCTAAGAATTGTTTACACATTCCTAGTGCAAAGAACGTTTTACCTGTTGCAGATTCACCTGCGATTGCAGTAATTTTGTTTGAAGGAAGTCCACCGTATAGTGAACCACTTAATAATGCATTGAAGATGAAAGACCCACTGTCAATAAACGAGTCTACATCACCAGCTGCAACACCATCAGCAACGACACTAGCGTATTCGTTACCACTGGATTTTACTAAGTCTTTAATAAATGACATAATATACACCTCTCATAATGTTAATACCATTATAGGATATGTACTTACTTTTGTATAGGGGTTTTTTGAAATTCTTTTGATAATTCACAAAGTTTATCATCAAACCTTGTGTGTTCTTGCATCATTGCTGTGAGCATACGAACTTGGGTTTCTAAATGAATGATGAACCCAAAATTGATGAGTACCATGATAATAAAGAAACAATCTAGAGCATCAAGTGTCATTCTACAAGTCCTTTCTCAATCAAGATTTTTCTGTTTTCTAAATGTAGAGATTCAACTAAATCTTTGTTCTCTCCACTGTACTCTACTGCATGATGGTCATCAATCATCTGTTGATTGACATTTATTTCTGTTCCAAAAACAGGATGACCTTCATTAAAATGGATATAGATTTCACCTAGGATTCTTCCGAACTTTCCTTTGTCGTGTGAAATAAGAGAGATACGTTCTGCACTCTCTAAAAGTTTCTTTAAGTGTCTCTTGGATGCCTTTCCGAATTTCTTTTCTTCAAGGTCTCTTGTTCTTGACTCAGGAGTATCGATACCCATAAGTCTGACCCTTTGTTTTTTATAGGTCATTCCAAATCCAAGATCGATGTCGACATCAATTGTGTCTCCGTCAACCACTTTTACTACTGATACATTATATTGATACATAATCCTTTATTTATAAGAAAGGGGAACTTCAGTTCCCCTTTACAGTTCTACATTTCTGTGGGAACTCTGAACAATAGAGCATCATTGCCTCAAGCAACATTGCTGTTGGAATGATATCCTCTACTTTTTTTCAGGTTGCTCATTCTGTAGTTCGTCTGTCTGTCTGTCGACTTCTTCAGCAACGTTATCAACGATACCTGTTGCTGTATCAACAGCAAGTGTTCCGACTGATACTACATCATTAGCAACTGCCTTGGTGATTGTTGCAGTTCCTTTGACTGCTCCATCAACAACGCCAGTTGTAAACTCTTTACCACCTTCAATAACTGCTCCAACTGAGGCACATGAAGGAAGTAATACCACAGAAAATAGTAACATATACATTACTATTCTCATAATTACTCCAATATTGGTGTATTTCGTTAGACTGCCAACTGCAAATCTAACCCCTCATTTATTTATGTAAGGTGATAACCTGTGGATTATGATGTTCGTAATCATAAAATTTCATAGTCTCTTCTATTTGCATTCTGAAATGTCCATATGCTATAATAAGTGACATACAAACAAATACTGCAAATGAATATATTACGATATTAAACATTGCAATAGGGAATAGATAGAAGAGTGCAAGTATATGAGCAACCAACACACTGTACACATAAAACTTGATACTAATCAGTAGATGCCACATCTTTATCTAAAAGTAAATCTTTGAAGTCATTTGAATGCCAATAACTGTCTAGTGTAATATCCACTACCAGTGCAATCAAAACGAATGTTAAAATTATTCCGAGATATAAGTTGATGAAAGCATTAATTTTCATCCATCGTATCATGTGTTTCATTTTCTATTCCTTATAAATTCTAATTCTTGTTGCCAATTTTTCTTATTCTGTTCTGCCTCGCCACTTCCTCTTTGGGCTAATATAACTCTACCCCCATCCATATCAACACGAATACTGTCGGTGGTAATAACCTCACCATGTCGTCCAATGAATACTCCTGTTAGTTCTCCCTTTGTATCTTCAGGATGAAGATTGTTTATTAGTTCTATAAGTTCTTCTTTTGTCATGCGAAAAATGAATCAAGTGATGCAACTGGTTCTACGTTCCAGTTAATCAAGTTAACAATTGCTTTCAGTGGTTCTACGAATGCTTTATCAAATTGCATATCATAATCTACAAATCTGTGTAGGTCAAACTCACGTGGTAGTGTTCCTGTGAATGAAATGACATTCTCATTGATTGGATTAGGTACAGTCAGATAAGTAAACATAATTTTTTCTCCGTTCTTAATCTTTTCATACCTCATGTCGATGTTCTTTTTTTCCAAGTAATGATTGTAAAGCAGTGACCCTCTTACGTGAATGGGTGTACCCTTAGTGTAAATAGTCGTAGAGTCTTTGTATTGTTGTAGGTTGTTGCAACTACGAGGTGATGAAATATCCTCTACAGGAAGATTTCTAAAATCCTTACGTGCAGTTTCTACGAACTCCCACAGTTCTTGTTCAGTTCCAGTCATAACAACCTTTAAAGCATCTGTTAGTTTTGTTCTGACCCATTGAGGTGTAGAAGACTTTGCAGTTTCGATACCCATCATTTTGAGTTTAGGTTCTGCAAGTCTAACACCTTCGTTGTCATGTACGTTCAGTATGTACCGTTTCTTTGCAGTCCAAATACCTCTGTCTGCAATTACCTCACGACCCATTTCCATCTTCTGTTGGAATGCATTAGTGTAATCTTTAAGTTCATCAAAACCCTTTGCAAGGACGTTTTCAATCTGTGTTTCTGCCTTGGACAAAAAGTCGATAACCTTTTCCTTTGGAGTGTCCTCAGGGAACACTTGTTTGACCATATCGTCCATAGTGATATACACTGAGTCAGTATCGATTGCAATCACAAAGTCTTTATTGTCTGTCTTTAACACTTCGTTCAGATACTTATTGATGGTCTTCTCTGCCCATTGGATAACCAACTGACCACTTAGTGTAATTGCCTCTGCAAGGTTTATATCAAAGAATGCAAAGTACTGATTTGCAAGAGCACCATAAGCAGAGTTGAGTGCAATCTTACGAACCTGTTGATTGTTGTATGCACGTTTGATAAGTGTATCAAGTTCTTTCTTACGTTTAGAGTCTTTACAAACTTCACGTTCTTTCTGATACTCAATCATCTTACGTTTCCATGCCTTACGTTCTTCGTAGAACTTCTCCATGAGTTCAGGAAGGAAACCTTGTTTGTCTCTCTTGAACATGACACCGTTAGGTGTGACACTTAAGTCTTTCTGTTTGATGTAAGATAAGTCACACTGTTGATTCAACATTCGTTGTACGTTGACATCTTGACGATTACCCCTCACCATCTTCTCAGGTGAAATGTTAAACTGCATAATCAAGTGAGGATACAGTGAGTTCAAGTCAAAAGACATGACCCAATTGTGTCCACCAACCAATGGTTCTTTGACATATGCACCTTGGATAGCATGTGTCTTATCGTTACCAGTCTTCAGTCTTTGTGGTGGTGTTTGAATGTTCTGTTCTTTAAGGAAGTTATAGATGATGGTTTCCCAATACTTCACCATTCCAAACACATCTGCATAGTTACACTTTGCATTGTATGCCATGGTCTGAGTCAGTTCAATGAACCCAAGTTTCTCATCCAGTTCTTCAACAAGTGTAACGTCTTTGAGGTTATACTCTAAGAACTTTGCATAGTCCTGTTTGTAAAGTGTATGCAGTGACCCATACTCTGAGTAATCAATCTTACCTTTACCCAATTCAACCTGTGCAATGGATTCTAGTTTGTAAGATGGTTGATTGACGAAGGTATGTTTACGATAGAGTTCAAGATAGTCAAGCACGTTTACACCGTAAAGTGTGTACTTCATATTCTTCTGATAACCATAGGATGTAAACTCTCTGACATCAGACATGTTCCATGGTGAGAGTTTCTTGTGTTCACCTTCACCGAATAGTTTATCGATACGATTACAAAGATAGGTAATATCAAATGTATCTACATTCCAACCAGTGATGACATCAAAGTTGGACTTTCTCCAATACTTCATAAACTCAGTCAGTAGGAATGCTTCGTTCTTACAGTTGTGATAAACTATATCAGTTCGATTGTGTTCCCATGGGCCAATACCAAACACTTGTGCATCTTTACCAAATGGTTTGATGGTGATTGCATTTACTTTTTCGTTTGCAAAGATTGGGTCAGGGAATCCATCTTCACACTCACACTCAATATCAAGTGTTGCAACTGACACTAGATTAGTATCGTAGTTGATATCACCTTGGAATTTATCTGCAATGTAAGTGTAGATGTATCTGTCGTATCCGTGGATTTCAAATCCTTCAACCCCTGAATACTTCTCTCTGAACTTTCTTGCACCACCCATTGAGTTAAGTTCAACAACTTCAAGAGCTCTACCGTCCAATGAACGATAAGCAGTCTCCCCTCTTTTGGATGGAATGTAATGTTTAGGACGATAGTCAATGGTAACCTTTTTCTTTTGGTTACCTTGATATCCTATCGCAAGAATTTTGTCTCGTGTACGAGTGACGTTAGTGTAGAAATCCATACTGTAAGTATACTACAGTACTAGGATTCTGTCAATGTGGTTATACCTTTTTTATTGTTTAAAATGTCATATACTGCATCATACTTATCTTTTGAACTAGCAAGTTTTTCTATTTGTATATCTAACGCTTGTGCAATATCAGAATGGTCTCCAATACCTGCAGGGTGGTTTTGATAAACTTCGATGTTTGCCATTGCGACATCCATCTCACCTTGATACTGACTCATCAGTGCTTTTAACATTGTTTCTCTTCCCATTATCTACCTCGTTGGTTTCCAGTTGATACTTTATAGTTTGTTTCCAACTGTGGTTTCACTTCAAAGACATTCATAACCATGTCTCTTTTAAAAGTGAAATTATATTCTTTTGCAAATGGAACGTAATCTGCAAGATTAACTTCCATTCTCCCTTCAGTGACGTTTACTAGACATTGTTTGACATCTTCTAGTTTATGGTCACCGTTCCACTTTTGAGTGTGGAAACCTATAACAACTTCACCAGTTGTTAATCGTAATGCTTTAATATTAGACATTCTCTAATCTCGACATAAGTCTCTCTGCACGGTTAGTAACTTGTCTGTACCATTTACTATCACGTCCTTCAACTCCTGCCTTTTTCCAGTCTCCTTCTTCTAGTGCTTTTCTGAAGTTTTTAAATCCACCTAGTCTTGTACGTCCCATGTTGAACATCATATTAACCAAGACCTGCTGGACTTCGTCTGGCCAACTAGTAAACCCTTCTCCGTATAATGCAACACATTCGGAGATTGCTGTGTCGAGGTCTCTTTCGAAACACTCCTTAACTCTTTCTTCATTGACTGGAGTTCCAACTGGTTGTCCATGTTCCTCGTCACTTTCGAGGACAAGGTGACCAACTCCAAATGTTGGGTAACCGAGGTGGTCAAGGTAGATTTCATTTACTACTCCCTCATCTATTTTAAGTTGTTCGAATACT